TTACTCTCCTGGTGGTACTGGCCAATTAACATTTGTAAGATTTCCATTTTCATCTAATTGTGGTTCACTGTTTGCAGGCAAGTCTCTCAATGCTTGACAATAATCAATCCATTCTTGACTTGGTGTTTGGTCACTACGAAAGCGCCAATCGGTTTGGGCTAATAGTTGGTTGCGTTCTATTCTTAGTAGACGCATTGGTTCGGCTGCTTCTAGTTCTGCTATTTTTGCTTGGATTTCTTCTTCTGTTGGTTGTGGTCTTGAATCATTCCAAAATATTTTACCTCCAGATGTACCAAAACTTGCTTTAGGAACTATTGCGTAAATTGCTTTTACTATATCAGTCATGTTGAAATCTCCTGTATTACATAAGAGCAATAAGAACCATTATATGAACCGTCTATAAAAAAGAAACTATCTCCACTAGTATTAAATCTTACAAAATTTATTACATACTGTAGTTCATCTCCAATCGAACATGAACTGGAATCATCAACCCAACAATAACTTTGAGGATTATAATTAGCAAAATCTGCTACAGCAATACCACCCCATTGATTGGGGGAATTTAATTCATTTAAATATGTTTCAGTAGAGTTTAAATTCCTGACCAATGAAACTTTTCCATAACTAATGCTATTCTGAACATATGTTTTTCCAACAAAAGCATTTACAATAAACTTAGAATTATTTCCCTTTGCTGTTATGTTTTGATTAAAAAAAGTACTAGATATTACCACATTACTACCGGATTGTTCTGTGTTAGTCACAGTACCAGTTTTAGTTATTGTTTGAATCACATGCCCAGCAGGAAACACAACATTGCTTGACAACGCACCATCACTCATCACCACTTGGTCATTCAGTCTTCTAATCTCATCTGTCTTGATTATACTTGTTGCCATTTATACTATCGTCCATGTTGAGCCTTCAGGCACTGTGATAATCACACCATTTGCAACTGTCACAGGTCCAGCAGTTAAAGCATTCTTGTTTGTAGGAATTGTATATGAATTATTTATCGTGGTATCGTTCTCCCAGAAGATATTATCTGTTCCACCACCAGTAGCACCAAGCTTTGTGGCATCTGTCAAACTTGTTCTGCTGACAATCACCAGAATGTCATTTTGATTTGGTGGATCTATCAACGTGACTTTATAGTTGTCAATGTTGTAGTCGGCACGATTCAAACGAATTCCATTGAGAAATACATCCGTATGACTTGGTGTGATGTATTGCGATGAATGAAACTCAGTTTCCAACAAGTGTGAAACAAGAAACTCTTGTCGATTCTCTACAATCTGATGTGCTGCAGTCACTGCAGTTTTGGAAACAATGGAAACTAAATCATCCAATACAGCATCTTCACTCAATGTGATTGTTCTGTCTGAAATTGAATAGTCATCTACAGACAACTTGATTCCATTCAAATATACATCTGACAGGCTTGCTGTGATGTCACTCACGGTTGTGAATGTATTTTGTGTGTTTGCTACAACCGTGAACTCCTCTCTCACTTCAGCTACAGAGTTCTCTATTCCAACGGCATCAGTCCCTTTCTTCATGATGACTGTTATGATATCATTTAAACTTAAAGTGAACAATAAAGTTAAAGTTTTACCGTTGAGTGTGTAATCGGTATCAGAGAGTAGAATTCCATTGTAGTAGACATTGGTATAATCTGCTACTGGGTCAGTGGTCAGTGTATAACTTGTGATTCCAGTGTTTGTGATCAGAATCTCTTGCTTGACTTCAATTGTTTCTACACCTTGTGTAAGTTCATTGCGATATTCAAAAGCAAGAGTGTCATTGAGCAAAGCAGGTGAAGTGAGAACAACTGTAGCACCATCTGTAGCGGTGTAGTCTTCTGAGGCCAAACGCACACCATTCTTGTAGACTGCAATGAAACCAACTGTATATCCTGCAGTTCCGAAGATGGATTGTGTAGCATTTGTTACAACATGCTCTTCACGATTTTCTGTTACTTTGAGTACTGGTACATTACCGATGTATGCCATAGATTAGTTTATGCTGGTGGTGTGGGCCATATGACGTTTGTTAATTGTCCATTCTCATCAAGTTGTGGGTCTGCTGTTTCTGGTAAATCTCTGAGTGCTTGGCGATAGTCTAGCCATGCTTGTTTGTTCGGATGTTGGTAATCTGCCAATCCCCAAGGTGTGTCTGTTTGTTGTAAAAGCATGTCACGTTGATTTCTTAGTTGAACGTCTGCTGGTATGTAGTCAGGCGGTTCTGGTTCGTTACCTTCTGCTAACCAAGCAAGATAATCTTTGTATGCTTCATTTTCTGGATGTATAAATGTTATTCCATCTTCTATTTTCTTGATAATATAAAAATTATCTTCTGTTAGTTTGTACATTGTTATAACTCCGCATCTACAGTTACTTTACCATTACGAATGAAATAAACATATCTAGCTGTGTAACCACCTGTCCGTCGTACATCTAATGTCACACCCGTATGTCCTGCGGACCCCAATAATACTACACCGGTAGCATCACCCCAAGTCCCATTATATATTTGCATAGTTCCCGTGATGCTAACATTACTTGAGGTTGACCTTTTTCTAGTTCTAAACGGTATAAAACAATTTGAATTGGCAGTTGTCCATGCCGCACTTAAAGGTCTATGTCCTTCACCATATGCATCATGCACAATTTCATAATATCTTTCACATAAACTTTGTTCCACTCCAATGGGCCGATGCTCAAATGGAGTTGCGACTGTTCCTTCTTCAAGCTGGACTCCGGTGATGAAAAACTCGTTACTTGTACTATCTAGAAAAGTATAATTGTCTAATCCTAAAGTAGCAGCATTAGAATTTGTTCTCCAAGCATTATATGTATTTCCTCTTCTATCCGAACCAGCAGCAAGCCAGAAAAGAATTGACATGGCAAAGGTATTAGAAATTATTCTTGTTCCGGCATATGAATCTAAAGTAAATGTAACTGTTTTTCTTTCCCATGTATTTGCACTATTGATTTCATATTTCAGTGGCAAAATTCTTGAAGACGAACTACCAGAACTTGAATTATTATCCGATAATTTGATAGTTAAAGGAAAAGTACCTGTTAAATTAGATTTAACATAAAAACTAAGTGTGAGAGTTGAAGGTGTACTATTGTACCATTCAATACCGTTTAAATCTTGACCTTCTATCAGTTGTTCAATACGTAGCTGTTCATTTACGTGTTGTGTACCAGAATTATTGCCGCAAGATACTTTCATAGAATGTGAAAATCCTTTAGGAACATCATCTGAAACTTGTTGCACATTAGTGACCCTACTTCCAGGATTGTAAAAACCTAATTGCCACCTGTCAATGGTGTAAGTATATGTTCCACCTGTTGGATTACTAATCACCCCAGCATTCCTCTGGTCAATCCTCATATCCCCATTGATAATCTTATTCCGAAAATTCATGCTGCGACTCGGAACCGCACTATCTCCAAGTGTCACATTCTGTAAAGTCACTTCTCCAGCACCCTCTACTCCACTGTGACTTGCGATTATGTTTCCGCCTACTTTGAGTTGTCCTGCCATTACTTATCCTTTATCATTGTGCTGGACCTAGTCTTTTAATAGTAAATCCGCTTCTGATTCTATCAGTTGCACCCCTTGCTATATTTCCTGATGACCATGAGTTATGGACAAATCTAAATAAAAAATTATCTATATTTACATTAAAAATATAAAGAATAACTATACATCCTTGTCTATTGGGATCTATAAAATAGGTTTGGGATTCAGCAACTATATTGTAGCTCACCCCACCATCAACACTTACCTCTAATATAATTCCCGCTGGGTCATTGCCGCCAGTATCTTCATATGTATTAAACATACAATTTAACTCATAAACACCTTGTCTTGGAAACGTAAAAACGCCGCTTGAATGAGATAAACCTGTTCCTATTTTAGAAAATCCTGTGAAATTATTTCTAGCCCAGTTATCAAATGGGTTTGAAGATCCATCTTCATCTGCCGATAAGTACCATTGGTCAACTTCCATTATTCCAGAAAATGTCTCGCCCACATAAGCATCACTCAATGTTATCTCATCCGTCTCCGAATTGTGAGTTGCTAATACTTTTCCACCAACTTTAAGAGTGCCTGCCATTATGCTTCCTCACTATATACTGGCCATTCAACACCTGTGAGATTACCATTCTCATCTAGTGCTGGTGTGCTGTTTGCTGGTAAATCTCTGAGTGCTTGACGATATGCTAATTGTGCTGGTGTAGCA